CTGACTGATGGATGACCTTGTAGGACATTTCGACGGTGGCGAGAGTTTGCTTTTGGCTGGAGGTTGTACTCCAACAGGAAAAAGCAAGGATGCTCGCAAGTTAAGGAGGCAATATGAACGCCGTCTCCTGAAACAGTCTCAGGAACCCAAACCGAACAAACCCACCAAGGGATTCAAGTAACCAACAAAAAACCCCGGTTCTCACGCCGAGGTCGGGGTTCTATCTCACCGTCCGAACGCTTCGTAGAGCGACGTTCGGTGAAGCCTCATTTTAGAGGCTCATCGGATTGTTGCATTTCGTACTAGACAGGACAACACAGCACATCTATCCTAAACAGGACGCCGCTAAGGCTCTCTATCTCACCCCAATTCACTCATCATGCAAGCTTTAAAAGCACCAAACACAGTCAGCACTCAATACGCCCGTGGCGAGGAGGCTGCTGTCTACGGCAAATACAAGGAAAATGGTTATCAGGTCAACCCGCTTGTTTCCCAGGCTGGTGGCACCTTGATCACAGACAACCTTTCACCCGCTGAAGCATTCCGCGTTGCAAACGCAGACTTCAAGGTTGAGAAGCGGATTGTCACCTATCCCCACGACGGCATCAATGTGGTGTCACAAGAGCACTGCGCCATTGTCCGAGAGGACACAGGCAGTTGCCTGGGAATCATGGGTAGGAATTACACCCCAGTACAGAACGACTCCTTGATTGTTCTCTTTGACTATCTGAGAGAGAACGTCGAGATCGACAACATCCTTTCTATTAGGGACGGTCGCAAGGTCTTCGTCTCTGCACGGTGCGACATCGAAGGCGAAGTCACCAGTGGTGACAAGGTCAGGCGCTATCTACACGCCTTCAACTCGTTTGATGGCTCAAGCTCCTTTGGTGTCTTCTTCTCTGATGTGCGTTTGAAGTGCGCCAACCAGATCAACTACCTCTGCAACAAAGGTGCCAGCCGCGCCAAGTCCGAAGGTGCTGCTCTTGTCATGCGCCACACCCGTAGCGTTGAGTCCTTCGCTAAAGCACTGCCTCAGTTGATCAATGTGGAGCAGCAGAAGTTCGAGACAGATCTAAGCAAGTTGCGTCCTCTGACGACCACGAAGCTTTCATCTGAGCAAGTCAAACGTGTACTTGAGAGCACTTATTCTGATGATCTCGCTCGTCCTATTACGGATAAGGTCACCGAAGAGAAACGGTCGCGTCTGCTCGCTGATCTTCCCCACGTCGATGTTATCCACTCGCATTACAGCGGTGAGACAGGCTTTGGAGTTGAAACAGGCACTGCCTGGGGACTGTTCCAAGCCATCACTCAGTACGAAACACATGATGCAGGAAGACTGAAGAGTGACACCGACCGAGCACGAGCACGCCTCGAATCACTTTGGGGTGGTCATGGTGCGAAGCGCATCACCAAAGCAAGGGAAGCACTGCTGGCACTGGTATGACCAAAGATATTGAACATGTACCAGAAGGGACCGTAATTCACATCGGTCCCAAAGGTGGGGAATACGTCATTCTCTCCGACGATAAAAAGCACTACATCCGACGTTATAGAGAGCGTCCGTCAAGAACTTTCAAGGCCAAAAGAGGAGCCTATTTACGTTTTATCGAAAACCAATCTCTCAGTGCATGATGACTCCGCAACAAAGATCAACTCTTGAGAAGCATTTCTCTGCTACGGCATCACCCTTCTCAAGAAGTCTTAGCAAGATGCAAGTCTCATCAGAAACGAACTCACTTGCATCTCAACCCTTGGACGTTTCAAAGCACAGCATCCTTTCACTCAAAAACTGGGCTCGCACGTCTTTAAGAGAATCTCGCAACTCCGCTCTTTCCCAAAAAGATCGTTACAACGCTGAGATCTATTGGGACGGCTACATGAGAGCCATCGAACACATCCTCGACATGGAAGACCAATGAACAAGAACACTTTCATTTTCATGAGCTTTTTCTTTGAAGCTCTCAAACCCCACGCCAGTTCAATTCTCGACACAGCAATCAATGTTGCTGATTCAGCGGTGTCCGCTTCAGTACGCGCTGATGTACGGGCAGCCGAATATGAGGCATCTGTTAAGACCGATACATTGAAGAGCAAGGGTAATGAGTGAATACGAATGCAAATCTTCGCTGTTGATGATCTAAACGAAGCGTGGCTCTGCGAAAGAGTTCTTGCTCTCCTAGAGGCATCACGAAGTGACGAAGCAAAAGCTCTCTCAGAAGAATGGGGGCTTTGCTTCGACGCACTAGAGAATATTGATGTCTTCATGAGCTAAGTTTTGATCGGAAGGGACAGGTTCTACCTGCTGTACCTGGGGTTAGGGTTCACCTACCCCCATTTTTATGCCTTGAAATGCCTTCACCTGTATTTATGCTCAACTAAATCGTCTTTTGTAGATGGCTCAGTCATTTGCGGATCTTTAATGTGCTTTTAATTACAGCAATAGCTGTTGCTTTCCTTCACCTAATGCTTGACACGCGTATCTTCGACAGGTGGCCTAAAGCATTGGTATCACTAGGTTTGCTTAATACATGGTGTCTATTTATCCGTTAAGTTGAGAGTCGCCACAAATGATAAATGCCCGAAGCTGCAGTGATGTTCAAGATTGTTGAGCCGTCTGGAATGTTGTACGAAATCCGCTCGATTTCAGATGAAGATGTCCGATATGCGAACAGGAATTTTATTGAAAATGAGCAACCATACCGTGTGTTTCGTCATTGTCAGGTGAACCTAGAACACGAAGCCGCATAACACGCTTAGATAGAACAAGTACCCCTTGGTCTATGGAGTATGTAACTGACTGCGCGGTTCCAATGTCATTAATTCCCTCGGACTATCGTCATCCATTGGCGGAACAGTTTGAAGAAATCAGCGATGAAGGTGAACTGATCCGCAGTTACAACGAGTGGGGCTTGGCAAGCGTCCTTACCTACGCCTACACCCGTAAAGTCGCCACTAAGGCGGAATACAACACCATGGAGGAGATCATCGGTATTTGTCTAGAAGAGTCACGCCATACAAGAACTGAAAACAAAGCACTATTCCGATCTATCAAGAGAACCATCAAATCTGGTGACAAGGAGTCTGTTCTCCCACTCGCCAAAGTCTTGATGTCAAAGATCGGTAGCGCACTTGCTGAACAACATGACGGTATGAAGGATGACTTCGAGAGCGATGACGATGAGTAAGATCGAGCCAAGCGTTAATGATCAACTTCGGCATGCAAGGCTTGTTAAAGAGCTTGATAAGCTAGACCGTGATTCGCTCCTTTCTATTAGTAAGGAGTTGGCACGTCTTGCCTTGTTAATGCAACCTGCAGCGATGCGATGGGCAGCTACAGAGGCAGCTAAAAATTTGGTTGGTACTTATGGATCGTCCTTCGACTCTTAATGAGAGGCAAGTTCTTGCCGCGCAGGCTCTTGCTGCTGGGTTTACTTGGCGCGATGCTGCTAAGCGGGCAAAGTGCTCGACCGAAGGTATTCGTGCGTGGAAGCAGACTGAGGAGTTCAATAACGCCATCTGGGATTATCAACAAGAGATTTTCCACCGATCTTTTGGGGTAACTTCTCAGGCACTTCCTGAAGCAATTCAGAAGCTAAGAGAGATCATTGACACCGAAGATCCTGATATTGGAGTAAGCGTTAAAGTTCAAGCGATCAAAATCTTGATAGACAGCGCCCACAAACAGTTTGAGGCACGAACTATTGAGCGCCGTATTGAGCACTTAGAGGCTTATGCCCAACGCCAAGCACTTAACCCGGTTGGAGAGATTAGAGAAATTACAGGAGCAGCGTGAGAAAGCTCTTGAAGAGAAGCGCCGTATTTCAACAGGGGTAGGTTTCGAGGCCAAGTTCCCTACAGCAGAACGCTGGGATGAGTTCGCACCTCTGACATGGATTCGAACGTCTGGAACAGTTAAACCTTTTGAACCATTTGAAGTACAAAAGGACTTAATTAAATCTATTTGTGAGAACCAATACACAATTATTTTGAAGTCTCGTCAGGTGGGTGCATCAGAGACTGTTTGTAGCTATTTACTCTGTCGTGCATTGACAGAACCAGGATTCAGCGCAGTGGTCTTTTCAAAGACAGCAACTGACTCAGGTGCATTAGGTAAAAGGATACGCGCACAAGCTGCATCTATCGATGATGCCTCTATTGAATTCACGACAGAATCAAATAGTGAACTCAGCTTTAAGGGCCGTGGCACCATTTACTTCCTACCTGCTACACCTCGTGCAGCTCGTGGAATCCCAAGCGTTTCAGTTCTTGTCTTGGATGAGGCCGCTTTCCTTGATTCAGCAGAAAGTATATACACAGCAGCGCTACCCACGATGTCTACGCTGGGTGATAAAGCGAAACTCATCTTATTAAGTACGCCCAATGGAATGGGCAACATGTTCGCCAACCTATGGCATGGCGAGGATGATGGATGGAATCGTCAAAGGATTCATTACTCGACTATTCCTATCTATGCCAATGATCCGGATTGGGCCAAGAAAACAAAGGACAAGGCAAAGCTCAGCGAGAGATCTTGGAGGCAGGAATATGAGATGGACTTTGTTGCATCAGACGCACAAGTCTTCCCACCTGAGCTCGTAGAGAAAGCCTGTCATGGCAACCTTATCGAAACTGGTTATATCAATAGGGAATACGTAATCGCAGTCGATCCAGCCGCTGGCGGGGACGACTACTGGTGCTCTGTTGTCCTAGATATCACTACAACGCCGTATCAGGTCATTAATATCTTCCGTGTCCGATACAAGTCTTCTGACTGGTGTATTAAGCAGATCATTGAGCAGGCAGAGAACTTCAGCCCTACAAAGGTGATCGTTGAGAAGAATGGTGTGGGAGCTGTGGTGTCTGAGATTCTGTCAAAGGCGCTTGCGAAGTACATGGTTGAGCCATTCCATACCAATAGGCCAAATAAGATTTCCAATACCGACAGGATCACTTATTTCCTTGAACGAGAGGAGTTGAAGCTACCCCGTGATCCTTTTTACTCTGAGCTACTGATGTTCCGTCAGTTAGAGACTGGAGATAGAGCTGCAGGTGAAGGTGCTCATGATGATTCCGTGATGGCTTTAGCTCTTGCACTCTCATCAGTTGCTACAACACCCACAACTGATTGGCTGGATTTAATCTGATGGATAAAGAACAGGAAAGACGAAAGCAACGCCGTGATGGTTTGATGGACTCATTAAGCGAATATTTTGAGTACGAAGAGGCTGATTACCATTTTCACGCTGATCTCCTTAAAAATATTCGGGAATTACATCGCTACCACCAGTCCCGAGCATCAAAGCTCAAGACTTTACTAGGTAGGCTGGAGTTAATGAGTTAAGGCGGAAACTTTGGCGGAATCTTTTGAAACTTCCAAAATCAAAATGGATTCCGAAGTCCGTAGTGATGGTGTGTTGATCAACGCCATTTCAGGCCTTGGCACAAAGAAGGATAAAAGTGAGTATTACTCGCTGCGAACACCACGTACTCTGTCTGAGACAGAACTAGAAGCGCTGTATTACGACCCTCTCTGTAGGCGAGTAATTGATATCTACGCAGAGGCAGCTGTTTCAGAGCAACCAACAATCAAGTTGGGTGAAGAAACAGAAGAGTACGACGGGATCATCAAATCCTTTGAAAATTACCTGGAGGAACTTGACTTCTTTTCATTCATTGAAGAAACACTCAAACTACAAAGAATTTATGGAGGGGCTGCGCTCTTTCTTGTACTCGATGACGGCTTGGAGCCTTCTGAGCCTGTACAGCCTCAGCGTGTTCGCGGCATTGCAGATCTCGTCCCGCTCTCCCGTAAAGAAATCTGTCCCCACGACTACAACTACCTCAACTACCGAAAGCCCGAGCTTTACAGAATTTCAACTAGTAAAGCGATAACGCAGGAGAACGATCTTAATTACCTGCTTGTCCATAGTTCTAGGGTTCTTCGGATCGATGGTTTATATCTCCCATGGCGGCAACGCCTAAACAATGAGGGATGGGGGCAATCTTATTTGCAGCCCTTCTTTGAGGTATGGAAAAGGTATCGAGGAGCCACAGATGGCATCTCTACGATGCTCAATGAGATGGACTTACTT